TCCGCCAGCCGCGCCTTGGCCCGCTCGATCTTGTTGCCGGAAATCCGCACGTCCTCGCGGGCCTTCTTCGTCTCCTTGACCTGCAGCGCGCGCTCAGCGTCGGCCAGCCGCTTCCGGTTGGCGAACAGCTCCTGCTCCAGGATGGTGGCCTCGGCCCGGTTCCACTGCTCGACCTCTGCCCACACCGCCAGCTCCGCCGGCGTTGCGCCGGTCCGGAAAGCGTCATCCATTGCCTTCGGCGTCTTGGGCCGTTTCTTCCCAGGGTCGTGGGCGTACAGCGCTGCGAACTCCTGCAACGACAGCGTGGCGCCGGTCATGCGGACCAGCTTCTGGTAGGCGGCCGTGATCTGGGCGGAATAGCACATGCCCTCATCTGGCGCCGCCTCACGTGCAGGCCACGTGATCGCGGCAGATCAGTAGTTCGTTACGTCAACCGCCATCACGATCCCGACCACGGCCTGGTTTGGCGAGCCGCCTGTTCCGATTTTCGGGATGGTGATGGCGTTACCGAACAGGCCGTGCTTCCCGCTAACGCCCCGCCCGTTGCCAATCCCCATCACGGTGAAGCTGTTCTGGAACGTGCTGGTGGCCGGCGCGCAGATCACCCCGGCGACCGTCTTGCCGGTGAAGTCAGGGAACCTGTCCTCTTCCATACCGCCATTGGGAAAGACGCCGCCTACACCGATGATCCGCATGGGCTTTGCACCCAACGCGTACGTCAGCCGCCCGTTCGCATCCCACAACGCGAGGTACTGCGCATCTTCGTTGGCGGGGCGATCGAACACATACGCCCAGCCTTGCAGGCGCGCTGGCGTGTTCGTCCACAGCGTCAGCCTGAACTGATTCGGACCGATCTCCTGAAGCTGAGGGAAGAACGGATACGGGTCACCGATAAATGCCACCATCGGGGCCTCGGCATTGATCATCATCTCTGCATACTTCCAGTTGCCCCCCGGGTTGTTTCCTGGGTAGGTCACCGGCGAAACATCGATACGTATTTTCTGCTTCAGCACCAGCGACGGGGTGTCCTCGCTAATCAGCGTGGTCCCAGCGTCGCTAAAAATCTCTACTGTGGCCTTTGCCATCACCGCACTCCGTAGTAGAACTTGACCGGTTTGATCGTGCCGACGAACTGACCGCTGCCATTCTTGTTCAACGCCCAGTACACCCGGCCATTCGCGTAACCAACCACGGGAACGTAGCCAAGCGAGTCGGAGGGAATGATGGGGATATAGAAGAACTCCCCAGGCGGCAGATTGGCGGCAAAGCCATTGCCAGGCGTTGAATCCGACCACGCCACACCGCACAGCAGGCCCAACCGGCTGGCGAGGTCCCATAGCCGATTGCCGTTCTCATCGTTCACTTCCATCACAATCTGCATGCCGCCTCCTGTCGGTTGCGGAGGGCCGGGCTCCCAGCCCTTCCTGGTTGATCAAGGCACAACGCCCCATCGCATACGCAGGCGCCCGTTCTGGTCGTAAACACGCCAGTTTCCGTCGCTGTACTCAGTGCGCATACCGGCGCTTGGGGATGACACACGGAACATGTCAGCCAACACGTCGAAGGCAGATATCTCACCCGTTGCGGTGAGCTGGACACCGCCGACCTTCCTGTCCGCGCGCACAGCCACTCCCCACTGGGCCAATGCCTCCCCTCCCCCCGCAGACCATAGGGACGGCAAGGACGCGTCAGGTGGGCATTGCTCCAGCATGGGCTGCACGTACCACCCTGCGCAGTCTTGACCTGCAGCGGATTCCTTGGTCGTGGCGATTTGGAGCCAGACCGTACTAGCGTTTGCAGGTGCAGGACCTGTAAGGACGAACAATCGCTCATAGTCACTCAACGAGCCGTTAGCTCCGTACTTCCGGCTGGCAGACGAGGCAAACTCAGATCCAATCAGGTTTCCATTGGCATCCACGAAGAAGACGCTGATGTTCGACCTGCCCAGATACGAATTGCAGTAGACCGAGCCCATGTAGGACTTTCCCGGTTCTGCCGGGACCTGCTGAGCCGTTAGAACCTGGCTATTCACGGCTTGGCCACCGTTGGCGTAATGAACCATCGCCCTCATGCCTCGCGGAACTCGAGCGTCTTGAATGATCAGATTCGAGCGCTCCCAACTTCCAGTGGCCCAGCGCGTGAACCACGCTGGATCTAGTGATCCGGTCATGGTTGCAGTGCGCAGAAGATTGCCGCCACCTCCCAACGTCTTCACCCGAGCTTCCATCGTCTGTACGACAGATGCGTCAGCCTTTCCGCCAAGCGAAGTCTGTATGCCCGAGATCTGCTGGCCCTGAGCCGCCTGCGCCTGTCCCTGCTCTGTCACCTGGGTCTTCAGCTGATTGAAGCCGCTGGCCGATACATCCCCCACCTGTGTTTTCAGGTTCACCAGGTCCTGCGCAGTCGCATCCAGCGTGGTCCCCTGCTGGATCACCGTGGTTTGCAGCTGGTTGAACGCGATGGCGTTCACGTCGCCAACCTGCGTCTTCAGGCTGGTCAAGTCCTGAGCCGTCGCCTCCAGTTTCTGGCCCTGTTGAGTGACCGTCGCGGTGAGCCCCTGGATTGCAGCGGAATTGGCATCTGCCTTGGCATTCACCCCATCAACGCCGGTCTGCAGCTGGGTGATCTGCTGCGAGGTCGTCTCTATCTTGTCCTCGGCGGTCGTGACGCGCGTCGTCAGCTGCTGCAAGGCGGTGGTGTTGGCCGCTGTTGTTCCAGCCACATCGGTCACATCGCTGCGTAAAGCGGTGATCAGCCCTGCCTGCGACGTGATCGTCTCGTCATGCTGGGTAACCTTGGTGCTGAGATCCGATATCGCCTGAGCGTTGTTGTTGCCCTGGTCAATGATCGCCGGCAGCGATGCATTGATGGTCGTGATCGACTGCGCCAGCGCACCGGTTGTGGTCGCCGTGGCCTCCTCAAGCGACGTGACCGACGCAGCAGTAGCCAGCGCACCCTCCCCCGCGGGCATCCTGGCCTCCATGGTGCTGATGCGCCGCACCTGCGCGGCATCTGCCGCAACGCGGGCCTTCAGCTCCTCGTACGCCAGGCCAGAGGTCAACTGGAGCGGGTCCGAGCCGGTGTAGTTGCCTCGGATCTGCACCGCCAGCGTGTTGCGCTGGGCGGCCTCGGCAGCATCGGCCGAGATCCGGGCCTCCGTCTCGGCCTGAACCACCGCCACGGACGCCCCAGGCTGCGGGCGTCCGACGGCGACGTAGTCGATCAGGAAGTAGTTGGCCACCGATTGCTCGGTGCCCAGCTGCAGGCGAATAGCGTCGACCGTAGCCGGCCACCAGGCAATGTCCTGCACGTCCACGGTGGCCACTCCGCTGGCGTCCCACGCCGGCTCCGGGATGAAGGCGCGCTTCTGCGTGCTCCATGCCTGATCCGTGGTCGTGATCCACTGTAGGGATCCTCCCCACGCCGGGCTGCCTACACGCTTCACGCGCAGCTTGACGAAGCGATAGGCGCTGCCGTCGACGGCCAAGGCCACCGGCGACTGCACCCAAGGAGCGGTGGCGTGGTTGGCGGGCCGCAGCCAACCATCCACGAGCGTCGGCGCGCCGTTGCCGATCCACCCGTCAGTCGTTTGGTTGAAGGGCCAGATCTTGAAGCTGTCGAACTGCGTGCCGCTGCCGGCCGCAACCTCCGACACCGAGCGGGCCAGTGACTCGTCGGCGCTCTGCCGCAGTTGCTGTTCTTGGGTGATCGCTGCTTCGCGCGCCAGCTTTTCATTCAGGATGGCGTCGACTCTTGCTTGGGCTTCCGCGCTGATCGCCTCCATGGCCTCGGTCACGCCCTGCTGCCGCAGCAGCGCCTCCGCGATCAGGTCCTGCGCCGCCTGTGCCAGCCCGGCCGCGCGAGCAGCCGCCTCGTCTGCGATCGCTTGGATGCGGGCACTGATCTCCGCCGCCAGCTTGGCCTGCTGTTCGGCCAGGTCCTTCGAAGTGGTGGGCGGAACAGCGCCCACGACAGTTCCGGTGCCTGTCTTGCCGCGAACGGTCGGGGTGATCTGGAACCACCACGTCTTGCCGCTGCCGTCGCTATAGACGTAGCGCGTCTCGGTGGTGCGGTGGATCTCCGTCCAAGGGCCGTCTTGGCTCTCGCTGCGCGAGATGACGTAGATCACGCCCTCCAGATCGACGGCGTCCCATTCGAGCACGACGCCGTCGGCCACCGGCGTAGGATTGACCCCACTCGCCGGCGGTACGTCCGGCGCCTTGAAGGGCACCGGGAACCACGTGGAGAAGCGCGGCGCCACCGGGGACGCGGACGGCAGCCCGCCCACGCCGATTTCTACCAGCGTGAGTTTCCTTGCTTGCATTGCTGATCACCTCGCGTTGAGTGCTTCGCGCAGCGCTGAACTGCTGGCGTTGCGTACACCCTGGGTAGTGGTAGAGACGAGCTGGCGGAGCAGCTGATTCTGCTCGGCGAGCAAGGCGTTGCTCTGCTGTACGGCGGCGGTGGTTTGCGTCTGAGCGTCGTTGTTCACGACCAGGTCGAACACGGCCCGGCTGAAGTTGTCCGGCAGCGCCTCAATAGCGTCCGCCAGCGCCCCCATGCTGGTTCCGTCCGGCTGGTTGAGATCTCCGACCTTCATGCCATCGATGAGGCCGGTGACCCGGCCATACAGGCTGTTGTAGTCCTGCCCGCTGGCGTAGAGGTTCCGACCGAAGCCCAGCGCGGCCTGAGCGGCCGCCTGCGCGGCGCTGGTGTCCCCGCCTGTCACTGCCCGCTCCAGCTCCTTCATCGCCTCGCCCAGCTTCTCCTGGTCCGACAGCGGCGAAAGGTCGCTGATCGCCAAGCCGTACTGCATGGCCTTCTTGTCCTTGTCGATCTGCGCCTGCAGCTTGCCCATGTTGGTTGCACGAAGCGCCTCGATCTTGGCCAAGTCCTCCGCCCGAGCGCCGGACAAGCCGAGCGCCTTGGCGTAGTCGTTGGCCGACTTCACCTGCTGGCGATACGTGCGCTCGATCGACAGCGCCTGCGACTGGTACTGCGTCAGGTTGGCCGTCATCAGCTGGGTGCTCACATCGGCCATGAGGCTGGCGTAGTTGCCGAGCAGCCCGGTCACCTTCTCGACCTGGGTGGCCAGGTCTGTGCCGACGACGCTGGCCAGGTCCTGGAAGTAGTCCACCGCCTTGTTGACCTTGTCGGCCTCCATCCCATTGAGGGCGCGGCCCAGCTCATCGGCATTGCCCACCGCCAGTGCGATCGACGCGCTCAGCGCGTTGAATACATCCGACGCCTCGAAGTAGCCATCCAGCTGGCCTCCGAAGCCGGCAGCCTTGACCGCCTCGGTGAACAGCCGGTTGGTCATGTCACCGAGATACGCCTCCAGCTGCGACTTGGCCTCGGCGGAGTCCGCCGACAGCTGCAGCTTGCCCAGACTCACCCGCACACCGGCCAACTGCTGGGTCAGGTCGACGCCCAACTGCTTGGCCAGGCCGGTTGCCGCACCGCGGACCTGACGCGCGGCCATGTCGAACGTGCGATCGATACCGGGATCCACCGCGCCGTACTGCGTCCACTTTTTGTCCGACCGGAACAGGCCCCCCTTCTGCTTGATATCGGCGTAGGTCTGACCGTCGAAGCCACCGAACCCATACGAGCCGGTCAGGCCCTGGCCGGTGATCTTCGGCGCCCCGCGACCGAACAGCTTGGCGTGGATGCTCGACCCGGACAGGATCGATGCGACCTTGTCGTTGAAACCCAGCCCGCGGAACGTCTTGTCGGCGAGGCCCACCGCGCCAGCGGTGGCAATCTTGCCGGCCCAGCTCTCCCCGTTGGCAATGTCCCACCCCTGATCGAACAGCTCGGCGTTCTTCATCATGCCGGCCACGATCCAGCCGATGATTGGCACCGCCGCTGCTGCGGACGCGCCAGCTGCACCGGCGCCGGCGGCAGCGGAAGAACCGCCTGCTGCGGCGGCGCCGCCACCGGTGAGGGCGGCAATGTTGTTGCCGAACCCCAACAGACTGCCGGCGCTGGCGCCGTTGCTCGCCGCGCCTGCGCCCGCACTGAACAGCCCCTGGCCCTTGGACAGCAGCCCGGCAATGGTCCCCAGGTTCTGACCGCCGCCGGCGGCGCCGTTGCCACCGAACAGCCCCATGATGCTCTGAAGGCTCAGGCCACCGCCCTGGCCGTTCATCCCGTTGAGGATCTGCGTCTGGATCGGGATCACGATCTTCTGCTGAAGGAACTCGCGGGCCAGGTCACGCAGCCCGCGCTTGGCGGTATCTTTCAGGTCGTCCCACAGGTTGTCGAAGTCGCGCATGCCGCTGGCAACGAAGTCGGCCATGGCATCGGCGGCATCGCCCACGCCATTGACGACCACGCCGGCCCATGCCTCAACGTTGGCAGCGGCCTCCTCCACGCGCAGCGACAGATCGGCCGATGCTCGGGCGGCGTCCAGCATGGCCTGCTCGTACTGCGCGTAGCTCGCCGCGCCCTTGGACAGCGCCAGCGCCTCCTTGCTACCAGCGGCCTCCACCGCCTTCTGCAGCTCCTGCCGCATGTCCCGTTCGTTCATCATCTCGCGCCGCGACAGCTCGCGCGCGCGGCCAACGTTGCCGAGCATGGCGACCTCGGCATCCATGGTCGCAAGGAGCGTCTCGGGGCCGGCCAGGGCCTTCTCTACTTCGGCCGCCACCTTGGAGTACTCAAGCGCGCTCTGGGCCATCAGCACATTGGCGTCGGCTTGGGCAATGTTCCCCTTGACGAGCAGGCTGTTGTACTCGGACATGTGACCGAGATGCTTGCCCATCGCCTCAGCCAATGGGCCCTCGATCGCCCCAGCAGCCTCCTGTGCCTGGCGATGGTATCGGGCGATCTCCTCTGCCCGCTGTTTGGCGTCACGATCCGCCCTTTCGCGCTCCGCCTTGCCAATGTTCCCAGTCGGCCGATAGCCCACGGCATCCGGCCTGAGCGCGGACTCCGGCAGTGGCTGCCCGTTGTCAATTACAACGACGCTGTCAGCCAGGTCCTTCATGCGGCGTCGCTTTAGGGCAGCGTCCACACGTTCAAGATCCGCCTCTCGGTCACGGACGTACTTGTCCCATGACTTCGCGTTAGCTTCGCTGTTGGTGTTCTGGAACAGCCCTCCTTCCCACCATGATGCGTTCCCCGCTCGGGCTCTGGCCGCAACGTCCTTTGCGCCGGCGATCTGCTCCTCGATCCGCATGCGCTCCTGGATCAGACCGGCATAGCTTTTATCGGGAACAGACTTAAATCCTTGCGCTATTAGCGATGAGAGATTTCCAATCATCGACGCAGCTTCGGCGGCCTTGGTCGTTACTGTGGCCAAGCCTTGGACAACTACACCGAACCCTTGCCGAAAATCAGGGTCGTTCAGGAGTTCAGAGAAATCCGATAGTGCCGGAATGATCTCCTCCGCCACGCTTACCTTTAGCCCCTTGAACGCAAGATCGGCTTCAAGTGTGACCTTGCGGAGGCGTTCGGTCGCCTTGTTGGTCTTTCCATCAATGATGGCCCCTGCCGCTTGCGCTGCATTGCCCCACTGCTGGAACCCAGCGCTGTTGTTGCGCAGCAGCGGGATAAGCGCCGATGCGTCGCTGGCAATTGCCTCCATGTAGAAGGTCAATTCCGTCTGCGACAGGTTCGCTCGTTCAAGACTCTTGAAGTAGAGCCCTAACGCATCAGGCCCCGACAGCTTGCGCATTTGTTCGGCGGTGACACCGGTCCGCTTGGCGATATTGTCGAAGAAGTCTGCAAGGGCCCCGCCCCCGGTCTGGACGTAGTCGCCTATCTTGTCCTGAACGTCTTTGAAGATATCCGCCAGCTTCTCGTGGCTCATGCCAACAGTGTTTGCGCCTGCCGCCATGCGCTGAAACTGCTCCGAGGTCGTCCCCGAAAGCTTGCCTAGCTTGTCGTACTCCACGCCAAGATCGGCAACCTGGCGCGTCCACTGAACCATGGCGGCGCCACCAGCCGTAACACCAGCCGAGATTGCCAGGCCGATCGCCGTGCCCGCACGGCGCGCGGATGCCTGCATGCTCTGCATCCGCTGCTCAAACTGGCGAGCAGTCTTGCCGCAATCGCGCTCAAACGATCCCGTCTTGAGCAGAAGATCAACAGTGAGGGTATACAGACTCATGGCTTCCCCAAAAAAAAAGCCCGCTCAAGGCGGGCTTTCGATGAACATGCGTTGGTCCGGCGCTGAAGGCTAGCGGCTGACCGCTGACTTACAGGTATTCAGCTTCTCTACCAAGCCTGAAAGATTGAACTCACGGATTACTTCCGACTCATAGGGCCATTGATATGCACCAACGAGCAGAAGCCTCCCGCCCGACCGGATCTGTGCCACAAGTGCCTGAGCCCTTTGACCGCTTAGGCCATCGACCTCAGAAACTGCACGATTCTTGTCCACACGAAACCTTGTGCTCTTACCGGGGAAGTCACCACCGACAACAGCCACTGAAAGCCCTTCTTTCGAGTGATAAAAGAACATCGGATATGGCAACCGATCGGTCTGTGGAGTCACATGGCAGGACTTCGCATCAGTCATTCGATCAGTTTCACTTGTGACGACCCAGGTAGTGGCCGGAGCCACAGCGAACTCGATGCCGAATGCCATCGCGTCCTCCGCGTCAATCTCTCTCGCATTACGCAAGTATGCGGAGGAGCAGTCCTCAACGAGAACCTCCCGGGCATCGGCGCCGGCCTCTCGGCCGATCTTCCCCCTCTTCCCCGCGTACTCATCAAAGGGAAGACTCTCAAACCCATCTACAGTCTTTGAAAAGTGCTGGAATCCATACTTTCGATAGACCTCGTCGCGGGAGAATGTGAATTCCAAGCCGCTGAACTGCGAGTAGTCGCAGTACTTCCCAGTGTAGGGGGCAGGACTTTCGCGTTCTTTCGAAGCACGCTCCCAAACAGGCTGTAGTGGGTTCTCTTGAGCTGCTAGAGGGGTCGTTAGCCCGAGCGCACAAGTGAGTAGCAAGCATAGGGAGTTCTTTTTCATAGATCGTCCTTGATGAAAGGTGCTGCCATTCCAGCATCATGCTGGTACTTCTTCAAACTCCATGTACCCGGTGAAGTACTGCCGGCTGATGTTCTCCGCCGATGGCAGCTGTCTCGGGTAGCCGTAGAGCGCCGACCGCGCCGCCAGCAACGGGTCGAACGCCTTGCTGACCATGTCCCGGTACTGCGGCACAACGCAAGAGCGCCGGCGTCCCGCGATCGCAGCCGCCACCGTCTCCCAGTCGGTCCCGCCCAGTCCACCTCCGCGCACGGCAGCTGTCGCCCGGCCGGACAAGTTGCAGGTGAGCCGGCGGTACAGAGGCCCGGGAACCGTGTTGACCTGGCCGCCCTTGGTGCGGGTGTGCTGGCTGGTGTCGATCGTGGCTACCGCCCAGCCGTCGCTGATACCCACCTCGACTGCCCGGAAGATCGCGATCTCGCCCACGTCGACGTTCGTGGCAGTCGTGTCGATCTCGACGGACACCGTCGATACCAGGGCGCTGACCTGTGGGAACAGCCAGGCGCAGACACTGCCGTCCGGCAGTCGCACGGTGGTGGCACTCGCGCCGGCCGCGCTCACCTGGGCGCCGGGCGGAATGTTGAGGCCGAGAATCGCGATGATCCCCGGCACAACAGCTTCGGCCAGGGTAATCGTGATCGCCAGCGAACTGGTGCGGCGGATCCGCGACGCCCTGCCAGGCTTTCCGTCGAAGAGCGCAGCTCCCTGATCGGCACTCAACCACGTTCCACCGGTGAGGGCCGCCGTCGTGACTGCCGGCATGCCATATCCAATCAACACGTCATCATCCCCACACCGTCAGCACCACGTCCCCCGTGGCAGGGTTGCGCTCTACACGGCGCACCAGCACCGGCTTGCCGTCGTCAAGACCGTAACGTCCGTAAGTGATCCGGCCGATCTGTCCCGGCAGCGGAGCCAGGTCCTGATCACCACGCACCGCCAGCTGGTAGAAGTGGCGCTGCACCCGGTACAGGCCGAGGACGCGTTCAATCTCCTGTTGCGCGTCGGCCGCATGCCAGAACAACGAGATGACCGGGTCAGCAGCCTCTGCCCGCTGGTAGTGGGGGTGCAGCGGACCAGCGCCATACACCTGCCCCCGGTGAAGGCCGGTCAGTTCGTCGCGTCGGGACTGCGGCACGTCGACAACGTCGGTGACCAGGTCTGACGCGCCCAGCGCTTGGCCGTTGGGTCGGTAGGCCATGCGTCGAGTCAGGTTCGGAGCATCATCGGGCACCATGATCAGATCAGCCGCGAGGTCATCCTCCGACAGGTCGAAGGCGAACGCGCCGGCATAGGTCTCGGGCGCGGTCACGCGGGCGAAGCGCAGCACCCCGGATGGATCCTGGTAGCAGCCGGCGCCGTAGCTGGGTAGTAGCGCATTCAGCGCAGCGCGGCCGGTGATGGCTGTTCCTGTGTAGTAGCCGAGGCCCATGTAACCCGTGGCGTGGTCGATGTCCGCACAGTCGCTGGCCGACCACGCCGCTCGGCCCAACCGGGCCATCACATCACCCACCGCCTGTTCCAACCGCGCCGGCATCATGCTCGGTCCGATGCTCGATGCGTCCACGACAACCGGCGTCACGGGGGGTGACTTCAACAGCAGCTGCTGCCCGTCCGGAGCCTCGCTGTAGGTGCCGTCCTCCATCAGGTCACCGCGATCCATCGCCGCATCGATGTAGACCCGACTGTCGGCCACGAACATTGAGGTCGCATCCGAGTTGGCGCCCATTGCCGGGACGCTGGCCACTGCCCCGATTACTACCGGCTGCGGCTTCCAGGCCAGCGACGGGACGTTCGGAAGGAACACTCCGCGGTTGATCGTCTCGTCCAGGTAGTCGTGTGCGTCGCGCAGGTGCAGGGTCTTGGTGCCGTCGTCGTTGATCTCGATCTGCTCGATCGCGCAACGGAAGGCCGGGACCGCGTCGGCCCGCATCCCGTTCTCGGGTGCCAGCAGGATCTGCACCGAACTGCCAGAGACGCCAGTGCCCGCCATTCCGTCCAGCAGGCCATCCGCATCGACCACAACGCACTCGGCGGCCGCTGCCTGGGACACTGGATCACCACCCCACGGCCAGAACGCCAGCTCCTGGATCAGGTTGACGCCCTCGGCCACCAACCCCTCGTAACGGGCATTCGCCGGGCTGTCGCCGGGCGCGGACAGCCAGTCCACGTCGGCCAGCCGGGTCGGGCTGACGGATGCAGCGGGCAACCGCCAGCCAGCGGCCGCCGCCTCGCTTCGCGGCCCCCACTGCCCTGCGTTGACCGCGAGGCACAGCCCGCCCGCCTTGGTGGCGGCCAGTGACGCGGCGAAGAACAGCGGCCCGGACAGCTGCAGCTCGCGCACCAGGATCTGCGCGCCGTTGAGGTAGAGCCGCAGCTGGCGAGGGGTCGAGAACACGACCTGCAGCCCGACAATGTCGCCGTGGGTCACCGCCGGCAGGCCAGTGGCGATCGCTCCTCCGGCCTGCAGCAGGCGCCCGGCGGCGAGGTCCCAGCCGATGCTGGCGAGATCCGCACCCAGCGCCTTATTCAGCGCTGCGGGGCGGGTGGCGAAGCCTACGAGGGCTGCAAGGGCGTCATCGCCCCACACCGCAAACTCCACGCCCACCGTCCCGGCATCAAGACCGAAGTCGGAGCGCGCGTGGCTGGCCAACGTGGTGGCGCCGGTGGTGGCCAGGGTAAGCCCGCCATCACGCGCAGCGAGTAACGGACCAATGGGCATGGCGGCGAACCGCCCGAAAGTGTCGGTCATGGTCATCCCAGTCCGTCGAACCAGTCCTGCGCCTCGTCCTCATCGGACCGTGGCACGAGAGCGTCGAGGTAGTGCTGAAAGGAGCGCTTTGTCCCGCCCTGGCTGTGCGAGGCGGTTATATACGCGGCGAAGGCAGCGGGCTTGATGTACAGGCTCACAGGGTCGATGGGGTTCCGCTTATGGAACTCCCACCATTCCAGGAACTCCCGGCGCGACATGCTCGCCTGCAGCTCCGCCACCGTGCGATGCAGGTGGCCGGCGAGGACCTTCCAGAACCAGTCCTCGCCGCGCTGCCTTAGCCGTTTCCCGCGTCGGCCTGAGCTTGCGCAGCATCCTCGCCGAAGCCGGAATGCTTCATGGCCACGCGCTGCAGCTCAGCGGCAACCAGCGGTTTGAGCTGGGCGGCCTGCTCCACGTTCATTACCGGCTTGCCGTCCTCGTCGCAGATGGTCGCTGCGATCAGCTTCGCGCGGTCGCCTTCACCCCACAGCTTGCGGAACTCCGCGTCCGGCAGCTCGCGGACATGGAACTGCGCCTTGGCTCCGCTGGGCAGTGTGATCGTGTCGGAGTGCACGTCCTTGGACGCGAACATGCCCAGGTTGGTGAACGACTGCAGGACGCTCAGAGGCTGCTGCGGCTGGGCGTGGGGGGTGTCGTTGGTCTTGCTCATTGGCCGTTTCCTCGAATGGCGACAGGGCGCGCGGGCCGCGCACGGCTAACACGCGGAGGATCCGCGCGCCCCGTCAGAGAGATGGCCCGCCGGAGCGGGCCTGGGTGTGCGCCGTTGCCGCAGCCTTACGGCGCCGGGCGGTGCGTGGTGACGGCGCCGGAGCCGCGGATGGTGATCGTCGCCTTCCAGACGTCGTTGTCCTGGCTGGTCACCGCGAAGTTCTGCACGAAGCCGTCGAACTGCTTGGACAGCACGTCAGTGGGCGGGGTGATCTTCCCGGCGACTGCGGCCGGCTTCGCCGCTCCTTCGGTTTCCGACTTCGGCGCGGTCACCAGCCAGTTCACGACGGCGCCGGTCTCGTGCAGTTCTTCCAGCTTCTCGTGGTCGACGCTGTCGTAGATGATCTCAATGCTGGTGCTGCCGGTCTGCTTGCGGCCGGCGACGAACTGGTCCCAGTCGTCGTCGTAGTCGGAGATATCGATCTCCGATGCCTGGCCATCGGGGAAGCCGACCGAACGCAGGCGGGTCACCTTGATGACCTCGGCCGCGCCGATGGCGACGAACAGCTGGGAGTGCTTCGACTTGATTACCTGTCCCATAGGGATTTCCTCGTGTTGCGCCCGTCGCCGGGCATGAAAAAAGCCCCTTGCGGGGCCGGTGGTTTGCCGTTGTGTGGATCAGCGCAGCTGCAGCAGCCGAACGTCGAATGAAATGCCTACAGAATCCGTGCCGTCGCTGTCGGGCGTCGGGTTGTACGACTCGATGCTGCCCACGCGCTCCACCACGTCCCGGATAGCGACGCCAACGCCGTTGGCTTGGCTGAGGACCTCGCCCCATACAGTCATGCGGACCCGCCAGCCGTCAGCTGGAGGCGGTTCGGACAGCATCGCAGTTGGCGAGCCGTTGACCACTTCCCACGTCGCGTAGGGGAGCGGCGTGTTCTGAGGCGCACTACCCAGGAACAGACGGACAGGGTCGCCGAGCACCTGCCGGACGGTCGCATCGTTCTCCAGCAGGGATTGGATCGAAGGAACCATCATCGCCAGCCATCCTTTTTCAGCTGCTTGTCGAGGGCCGCCCAGGTTTCATTGATGATCACCTGTGCCGCCTCCGGCCCTTTCGTCTCACCGGCGGGTGTGAGGAAGGGAGAGGCCCGCATGTTCTTGGTGCCGAACTCCACGAACCGCCAGTAATAGGCCCACCCAGACTCCTCGTAGACCTTCCCAACGCGACCACGGCGCCGGTTGCGCTTGGTGTTGGCGTACTTGCGGCGGCGCCCCGTCTTAACGCCTACGGTGAAGTACTCGCCGCCTTGGCCTACACCTGCGCGCTGTCGGCTCTTGGAGTTGGCCCGGCGGGTGACGATCTGCGAGGCCATGAACCCCGATGCTTTCGGCGCACGGCGCCTGGCGTCGTCCCGGATGACATTGCCGCCCTTGCGCATGCCGGTCTGGACCGCCCTTCCCTGGATGGCCTTGGGCGCCTCCCGCAGCGAGCGCAACAGGCCATCCAGCCCCTGAATTGACACTTGCTCAGCCATTTCCCAACCCCGCTATGGCGATGATCGCCATCTCACTACCGTCGTTGCTCGGTGCAATGCTCTTGATCGCATAGGGTTTGCCCCGCTCGACAATGCGCCAGGTGGGCTCGACGTGTCGCGGGAGCATGTCCCACCGGACCTGCTCGCGGTATCGCTCCGCCCCTGCCGCGATCGCCTCGGCCGTCGCGCTGAGTTGGTTCGTCTTCTTTGCCCACGCCTCGGCGACAAACTGCCATTCTTTCTTGGGCGGCCCGCCAAGCGGATCGCGGACGTCGACTGAGCGCTCGAAGCGGATCAAGTGACGGCGCTGCCCTGCTGAAGTAGCCATCAGAATCGCTTCCTGTACCAAAGAAGTCGTGACACCCCGAGGGCAATCTCCGACGTCAGCTCACCCAGGGCACTGCGGTTCTCCGCCCAGCTGCCGACCATCAACAGAACCGCCTGGTACACGTCCGCCGTGAGTGCCATCTCTTCTTCGCTGGACGGCTCACCCTCAACCAGTCGGCGATCACAGTGCATCTGCACGTGCACGAGGGCCGCGTTGACGTACGTCTGCAGGAGCGCATCGCTGATCTCATCGACAACGCGGCACTGTTCGCGCACAAGCGCGAGGTCGAGGGTGATTGCCATTACTCGGGATCCTTGCTCTGGGCTTCGGCCAGCACCGCTGCCAGGCGAGCAGCGCCCCAGCGGCGATCGAACTCGACGCCGGCGGCCTCCAGCTGCTGGATCAGGAGNGACCTGATCGGCTGCCGGGCTGCCTGCAGCGGCGTCGGCAACAGCGCCGGCCGTGCCAGCTTCACCGGACGCAGCACCATCGCCCACCGGTGCGACTGTGCTTGGAACTGCGTCGGTACTGGTAGTTCCGCCCACACCGTCGCCCTCGCCAGCCTTCAGTTCGCTGGGCTTGGCCGGCTTCGTCTCCTGGGGTGCGGCACCTTCGTGGACCTGTACCACCAGGCCTTTGCCGACCAGCGCGTGTCCGTATTCCGGATCCACACCGTCGAACACGTCGCCAGCCTTCACATCGGCGGACTGGGCGTTGAGCTTCGGGGCGTCGCCGCGGAAGCCCCATTGAGCTTTGATCTTCATGTTCCTGCTCCGTATAGAAAGAGAGAGGCCGGCGCGCGGCCGGCCTCGTTCGGGATCAGCTCGCTATCACGCCTGCGGCTTGAAGCGGCCCTTCACGAATGCCTCGACGCGACGCTTGGCCAGGCCCAGGCGCTCCTCCACCAGCAACACGCGCTGGTTCTTCACGAAGTCGTCGTTGATCAGGCCGACCTTGAACAGGAAGCTCATGCGGTCGTAGATCGTGGCGCCGCGCTGGAAGTTGGCGACCAGGAACTCGCCACCGGTGGTGGTGCCGTCGCCTTCGTCCATGCTGTCCGAGGCGACCACCGGCCGGCCCCACAGGATCGGGGTCACGAAGCCCTGCAGGTTGGCGAACAGGTAGCGGTTCTGGCTGTCCTTCTCCAGCTCGATGTTCATCCAGTCCAGCTCGGTCATCACCGTGGCGTCGGCCGACAGCTTCGACTGCTTGCGCACCTGGTAGATCGCGCGGCGGACAGTATCGATCGAGGTATCGCTCGCCTTCGAAAGCGCGCTGTCGAACAGCGTGGCGTCAGTCATCAGGCCGGGCAGGTTGTTGCCCAGGCCATCGCCCTTCAGGATCTGGACTTCTTCTTCCAGCTTCAGGTCGTAACGCAGCAGCTGCTGCAGGTAGCCGTACATCTGCGGCACGTCGTCCAGTGCTTCGTCGGTGACCGGGATCCAGACCGCCAGCTTCTTCACCAGGTCGGTCTTCTGCTCGAAGGTAACGTTGCTCTGCGGCTTGGCCCCGCCTTCGCCGACCGGGCCGGCACCGCGGGTGTGCAGCTTCTCGCGGAAGTAGGTGTAGCTCTGGCCGGTGACGGAGATCGACGGGATCAGGTCGCGGATGCGCAGTTCCTGGCGGATGCCCGGCTGGATGGTCGGGTCGTAGTTCGGCACGACGATGCCGGCGCTGGTGACGGCCTTGGTTTCCTGCATGGACGCCAGCTCGTCCTTCTTGATCTCGATCTCGGCCGCCGACTTCTCACGGCCCTGCAGCGCCTTGTACTCGTCGTTTCCCTTGATGAAGTCGATGAAGCCCTTCTTCGTTCCAGGCTGGTTGCCCAGGCCGATGCCCTTTTCCTCCAGCTTCAGCACCTTGTCGACCACCTTCTGGATCTCGTCGGTGGCGCCCTGAATCTGCTTCTTCAGCTCGGTGGTGACCTGATTGCCCTTTTCGATCTCGGCCGAGGCGCTGTCGTACTTCTTCTGCAGGCCGGCAAAGCCGTCCTTCAGCTGCTTTTCCAAGCCCTCACGGATATCGCTGATGTTCTCGCTCATTGGTGCATTCCTTTGAAAATGGATTCGATGGATGTGCCGAGTTGCTGCAGCTGCTTCACGGTCTCCGTGTCCCCAATGCCACCGTCTCGGTGGATCGCGGGAAAGCCGAGCGAGGCGACGGCCGCCGCCTCTTTCTGGGACAGCCCCATGCGTTCGCGCAGGGCCGATTCGAAGGCGCGAACGTCGGACTTGACGCTCATCACCTGTGCTTCCGGGTTCATGCCAAATGGAACGACCGATGCCTCCCACAGTTCGGCCTTCTTGATGACGCGCACCCGCCGCCCCTCGCGGTTCTCGATCGCGTCCTCCAACGTGTTGAAGCCGACTGACATTTCGTCCAAGGTGCCGGCCTTCATCAGCTCGTAGGCGTCCTTGGCGTAGCTGACGTTGAGGTTGACCTTGCCCTTCAAGTGCAGGCCGTTGCCGTCCTGTTTGAACTCGGCATCGCCGATCAGCCGTGTCAGGTTGTGGTACAGCGCCAGGCGCAGTCGGCCAGTGCGAGTCGTCTTCACCTTGACGAAGGCGCCCGGGAGGATCAGGTCCTCGCCGAGATCCACGTTGTTGAACACCGAGGCATAGCCTTCGAAGTTGCCGGCATCGTCTGCCGCCTTGACCTCGAACGGGCAGGAGTACTTGCTAAGCATTGGCGGGATCTCCCGCTGGGTCGTCGCTGCTGGAAACAGGTTTGTTGCTGGTCCACCGGGTGACCTGGTTGTATTGCTCGCCATCGAGCACAGGCAGGTTCTCTTTCACCCGAACCTCGTTGATCGTCATCCACCCCGAGCCGCCAGAGCCGCCCAGGGCGGTCTTGTAGTAGGTGGAGCGGGCGCCGCTGTCGGCGCGTAGCAGGCCCTCTACAACGGCCTCCACGAACATGTCGCCATCAGCGAACAACTTGTCGTTGATCTCGCTCTCGATGGCGTCGAGGTAAGGCTTCAGGCCGAAGGTGACGAAGCCGCTGGTTTGCTGCTCCAGATTGGAGCCAAGCACCGACGTGGAGCGAGCGCGGTTCGTCAGGTACAGCGGAACGCCCCAAATGCCGGCGAGCGCCTCTTCCTGGAACTGCTGCGATTCGATGAACTGGCTGTCTTTCTGGGTCAGTCCGGCCGGCGTGATCGTCGGCCCACCCTGCAGGATGGCCATCTTGCCTAAGTCGTCTACATCGCCCTGACGGATATCCGGCAACTTCGCCTTGATCTGCGCCTGCTGCTCCCTGGTCAGGAAGCCGGGATAAATGATGTATCCACCGGTGAAGCCACCCTTGCGCATGAACCGGGCCGACCAGTCCTGCGCAGCGCGCGCCAGACCGATGGTTTCGGCTTGGTACTCGACTGGCGACAGGCCAGCGATGCCATCTGGGCTGAACAGCTTGAAGTGCAGCATGTTCTGCGGCGAGACCGGCGTTTCGCTTCCGTTGATCGTTGCCCAGTAGATCAGGCCGTCGTCGGTGTCGATGCGGACGTTATCGACCGCCACTGGGATCAGGCCGATCCATTCACCGCTATCATCGCGTCGAATGATGATGAAGGCGTTGCCGCGCAAAGCCATGTTCACCACAACGGCTTTGATCAAGTCCAGCCACTTGATGTAGGGGTTGGGCTTGCTGAGCAGGCGCAGGAGCCGCCGGCGCTGAGGGCTGCTTCCCTTGACCAGCGCTCGTACGCCGCTCTTGTCCTCATACAGCTTCCAGGGCAGCCCCGCAGCCGACTCGGACAGGACCTTGACGCAGGACCAGACGATGCTGACCGTCAACGCCTTCTTGGGCGTCACCCGAACACCCGCCTTCGTGCCCCGGCCACCGGTGGATAGGTCGACTTCGACGTAGTTGCCGGTGGCAGGGTCGTCGTACCCGAAGAACCGCCAGCTCAGCGGGTTGTACCAGCGAAAGGTTGTCATCCGATCAGTCCAAAGAACCCGTTTTCCAGGTAGTCATCGATGCCGCCAGCGTCCGGCGGCATGGCGTGTGCCGCACCGATGGCCATGCAAAGGGCCACGGCGGCGTCGATCTTGTTTGCCGACCTGGCCTTCGACAGCCAGCTGTTGCCCCAGCGGTCCGATTCGATGACGGCGGACATGATTGCGGACACCAGAACAGGGTTGCGGCGCAGGCGAAGGCGACCTTCCAGCAGCGCCTCCTCCAGCAGGCGTAGCGATCCGGGCATCCACATGCCTTCGGGCACCGGCTGCCCCAACTGCTCGGCTGCCTCCACCGCGGCTTCCAGAGGCTTGCCCTTCTTGCAGCCGCCCTGCGGGTGCTCGGCGAAGGTCACCGACAAGCCAATGTCGTTGACCTCTTCCTCGAACCTGCGGAACGCGTAGCGGTCGTACGCGACCAGCTGCACGTCATACCGGTTGTCGTACTCGGCCATGACCTGGGCCACGTGCCGGAAGTTGATGGCCTGCCCTTGTGGCGCGTGCAGGTATCCACCGTTGACCCACGTGCGGTATGGCAGCTTGTCCTGCAGCTGCCGCGCGTCCAGCGTGTCACCGGGCGTCCAAGCCTCAATCCAAGCGTCGAATGTGGGCTTCTCGATGACGAGCTTCTCGCCCTCGACTTCAACCTCCACCGGCACTGTGCCGGTCTCCACCACCGCCGCCATCGCGGTGATATCGCGAACCTGCGACAGGTCGAGGCCGAGGTAAACCTTGCGTCCCTCATGCACGCGCGGGTCGAAGTCGGCCAGCGCCGGTTCCAGCGTTGGGCGCGTCATCCAGGCGGTCTCCGCATCGGTCCACACACAGAAGTGCAGACGAAGAATGCCGTTCAGTGACCCGGGGATGGCCTTGGCTTGCGCCACCACGTCCGCCAGGTACTGCTCGGTGATAGTTACCCCCAACAGGGGATTGGCCTTCGCCCAGCAGCTGGGATCCTCCAGTGGGTCGTCCCCGTCGTCCAAGCTGCACACGTAGCTGAAGGTGCGGTCATCGATCACGTCACCAACGAAGGTCGGATCGTTCACCGCTTCTGTATGACCTGCGGCGACCTTGACGGCATGCTCGTGCTCCTCCCAACATACCGAGGTCCGGTCGCTGCCGGAGTTGGTGATCATGAAGAGCAGCGGCTCGCGGCGGAACTTGAAGCCGCGCTCCAGCATTTCGATGATTCGCCGGTCGGGAAGCTCGTGAACCTCATCGACCAGCACGAAGAACGGTCGAGGACCGGAGCCAGTGCGGCCCGTATCGCGCGACACCGGCCGGAAGAAGCTCGCGCTGGCGTGGTGCGCCATGCTGAACTCCCTACCCTCACCGCCGGCGAACTCGATGCGCTTGGCCAGGAGCGGCGACTTCTTGACCATCTTCACCGCGTCGGCGAACAGGATGCCGGCCTGGTCCTTCTTTGCCGCCGCCGAGTAGATCTGTGCACCAGCTTCGCGTGCGGCAGTCATCCCCAGTAGGCCCAGCCCACCGGCCAGCGGGCTCTTTCCGTTGCCTTTTCCCTGCTCGATGTAGGCGCGCCGGAACCTGCGAAGCCCGTCTGCGCCCTTCCAGCCGAAGAGCGAGCCGATGATGAACGCCTGCGAGGGGTGCAGCTCGAATTTCCGGCCCTCGAACTGGCCCTCGGAGAGCATCAGGACGTTCTCGAAGTAGCGGAACGCGTACTCGGCAGCCTCATGGTCAAAGTAAAGGCCCCGTTCGGGGCCTTCGATCAGATCCTGCAGGTGGCGCCGGCAGGCGTTTCGGACGTGGGGTCCGGCAACGATCCGGCCAGCCACCACATCCAGCGCATACGCCTTAGTGCGGTCGGCCTGAGCTGGGGCCACCGAAGAATTCTTCGCCCTGGTCGTCTTCTTCACCGCCATGCGAGACCTTCGATTCATCTACAGGTGTGGCACCCAGCTTCGAGAGGATCGAGCTGAGCGCCTGGGTTGCTGACACGCCGAATTCGGCTTTCGGGTCGTCCATCCTGGCCGTCCAGAGGCAGGCAAGGCGGAGCAGTACCCGGTGGCTCGCGTTGAGCCAGGGCATTTCCGTCGCGAACTCCTTCCACGCCCGCTTTTCCGCTGCGGTCATCGCCTTGTATGGCTCCCCCAGGGTTCGCGTGCCCGCCGGCTTCTTCCTGCCAGCGTGCCGGCCCGGGTTTTTGATGGCGGCGCCGCTTGTCGCAGCCTTTGCGACGGGCAGTCGAGGCCGTGCCATGTTCTCCCCTGAAAAGTGCGGGTTTTCTGGACTGGAACTACCGATGAGAGGGTCGTCCCGCGAATTGTGGATACGCGTGTTTGGGGGGGCGCTCGGTCTAGGAGCCGGCCAACGCCATAATTTCGCCCCCCCTACCCCGCTGTCGTGGAACGATGAACCGTGGAACCGTCAGTGACCGATCGGCCAACCGTCGGAGTCACACCCACGGACCTGCGCGGCGCCTCGCTCGAGTCGGGCCTGGTCGCTGCTATGGCAGTTGGTACATTGGCTGTCGAATGGGCCTGTCCAGAACATCTCCTCCGTCTCTCCGGCAGGGTGGCCGTTGGTGTGGTTGCACACCGTGGCGACCGTCACGTGGCCTCTGGCCTTGCACCTGCTGCACAGCGGCTCACGCTCCAACTGCGCCTTGCGCGTGCGTTGCCAGCGCGCGGTGCCATACAGGTGTGCGAAGGCGCTGCCGCCTGTCTGCCGGGTCCTGCCGCGACGCTGGGTCGGGCCCGCCGCCATTAGTAGGGCTTCCCGTCCAGATCTACTCGCTCCGGCTCGGCACCTTCGTCCTGTACCGGTACACCGGCCTCCTCGCCCAGCAGCTGCGCCACCGCCTGCACCAGCAGCCCCACATGCATGGCCAGCTCGGCGATCTGCTTGCCCTGCTGCTCGATGATCCCGACCAGCCGGTCGATGCGGCTGTCGATGCTGCCCTCAATCAGCCCCGCCAGGGCAGCGACAGCAGCAGCGCGCGCAACCTCTTCAATCCGTGCAGCGTCCATCACCAACCCTCGTCGTTCGCAGCACCAGGCCACGGCGTATCCACCACTCGACCCGCTCCCAGTCCGGCTCCAATCCCGTCGCCCGGGCAGTCCACACCACGGCAGCCAGATACCACCGCAGCCACCAGCGCAGGCGGACCGATGCAGTCACTGTCGCATACATCAGAACTCCTCCACTTCCCAGCCACCGCCATCGCGCTTACGCCGCACCTTCACCGCAATGAAACGGAATGGGTACATGGCCGCGGCAATCTTGATCTTGACCCTGGCATCGTCCTGCCAGTGCCCCTTCACCTCGTGGCACTCCATGACGCCATCGGCTGCCATGACCGCAAAGTCCGGGGTGTAGAACGTGTTATCGGCCAGGCGTAGCTTCATGCCCTCGAACCGGTGCCACTGGATCTCGCCAGCCGCTTCCAGCGCGCGCAGCCGCTCGGCATACGCGGCCTCGGTCTTGTTCATCTCGCCGGTCTTCAGCCGACCCAACGCGAGCACTCGGCGGTTCATTGCGTCACCAGTTGCCGGTCAGCCGCGATCACTGCTTGGCTGGCGCGGACGTGGTCGTCGGCGTCCCGGCCGATTTGAACAGCAGCTCCCGCAACCTCTGCTCGTAGTTCGGCGTGCGCATCACGTTCGATGGCGCCGGCAACGGCTTGGGACAGGAGACTGGTGCTGCAGGTGGCGAGGTCGTCGCGCAGCTGGAGACGCCCAGCGCGCAGGTCAGCCACAACAGCAGCAGGGACGGTCGCGGCCGCAGTGCGGTCTTCCTCATGCTTAGCTCCAATGTCGGCCAGCTGCAGAGCCTTGCTCTGCTCGATGGCACGGGTCTGGTTCACTTGGTCGGCGACTGCCGATGCACCGGCGTCGCGCAGGGTGGCGTCGCTGGCCTCGGCCCGGTCGCCACGCCAGGCCCAGCCAGCACCAAACATTGCGCCTGACCACAGGACGAAGGCAGCGACCGCGATGGTGATCCGGTTCATTCGGATCCTCCTGCCCTGATGGTGTCGCTGTCCGGATCAAACGGCGGCGGCTCCAAGCCGGCCGCGCGCATCAACCCTTCCAGCCGGTAGATGTGGCGGATCAGGCGCAGTTCCCTGGCCTCCATGCGGCCAACCCGTTCGCCCAGCCGGGTCACTTCCTCGCGCATCAACTGGATCACGTTGACCTCGGCCCCTTCCCTGGCTGTCTCTACGAATTGCTTGCGCCACCACAGCGCTACACCGCCGGCGCCAACCATCAGACCGCCAACTGCCGTGCCAATGGCCTGCCAGTCCACGTCGACCCCGATCATGGCGCCACCGTCCCGCCGGCCTTGCGGTACACCGCCAGCAGGTCGGCCAGCTTGTGTTCGTGCTGGCCGTAGCCCGCGCCGGGCAGGCTCGCCCAGGTCTTGCGGACGGCCTTGATGGCTTCCTCGATCTTCCCCGCCTGGATCAGCGGCAGCGCGCGGCGCTCCCGGATCTGCTGCAACGCGATCAGGTCCTGGCTAAGCGGCGAGAAATCCTTCAGGCCGAGCGTCTTCTTGTAGGCGTCGTAATAGCGGCGCAGCAGCTGGTAGCGGCCTGCCGCAGTGGACTGGATCTTGAGCTTTGGAAGGTCCACCAGCACGCGCGGATGGTCGGCGTAGCTCTTGAACAACTGCCCGCCAACGATCACGTCATAGCCGTGGTCCGTGGTCGCCTGCTTGCCGTTGTCCGTACCTTCGGACCAGGCCAGCATGTCGAGGAAGGCGACGGCGTTCACACCGCCAGCCTGTTGTGGGGTGATCTGCGCCATAGCGTCTCCGCAAAAGCAAAAGCCCCGGCTGAGCCAGGGCTTTTGAGTAACTACTTACCGCTCGAGGAGCGGTTTGGTTTAAGCGACCTGCTTGCAGGCAACTGGTACAAATTCCAACTTGACCTGGTCTCCGTCCGCCTCTACCAGCAGCTCCATGCCGCTATCGACACCATGGACAACGTGATAGGTGAAGCAACAAGAACGGAAGCTGTTGAAGCCCGTGAACTGAGTAAAGTGGCCAAGGGGAAGATTCGTTCTCCATCCACCTTTCAATTCCATCTCACTCCAAGTGAGCGCGTCCATCCAAGCAAATCTTCTGTTCATAGGCACCTATCGCTAATTTGGCGCCATCCGTTTGCGCAGAGGGATTTATCTCATCGTGGCGCAATTAGACCTCTTGCAGGTGGCACCTGTCAAGATGTATCGCGCGCGCGTTAGGCAGCCAAAGCTATGCCTGCCAGCATCCCGTGAACCCGATCCTCCCCGCGCCGCACCAACTCCAAATACGCCTTTACGTGCATCATCGACTCCCCTGCGTTTGCCAGCAGCAGTTGCGCCGTCTCGTACCGCTCGTTCTTCACCCTACCCCTTCCGCAGAACCGCGCACGTAGAACGCAGGCCATTGCCATACTGTCTCGCGCAATGACGGTCACCAGATCCTCGACTCGTTGGGCACGGGCATCGACGGCCATCGGCCTGAATCCCTGCACCCTGCCCGGCAGGTCGCCCCTGTAGTCGATCAGCGCTTGCAGAACGTTGCGCGATTGATGGCCCAAGTAGTCGCAGTCCCGGTGCAGCGCGAACTGTACTCCCCAATACTCCAACTCCGCCCGAACGTAAGCGCCGAAGGTGTCAACCTGCATGACATTGCTCCCAGCTGGCCGTGAGGTGCTGCACCTGGCCTCCACGTGCCTTGAACTCCTCCACCGTCTCGGCCGGGCCATCGGCGCGCACACGTGCCTTGACTCGCTTGGGCCGGGACACCGTGTTGTGGTCCATCCGCCGCTCCCGCGGCGCTCGCTGGGGGTTGATCCTCGGCGCCATGGCCTTCGTCTTCTTCATCCTGTCGCCCTCAGTTCGTTGATGTAGGTCTGATTTGCAATCAGCTCGTCGTCGGAGCCGTACGTCTCGTGGAAGATCCGCGAGCCATCCATCAGGCTCGGGCCGTAGATCTGGCGCATCGTCGCGAAGGTGTTCCCCTCCATCGGATGCCGCATGTGGTGCCACTTGCAGAGGCCGTAGCCGTCCATGTGGCCGCGCCGCACGTTCCCGCTCTTGGCGTGGTTGTAGTCGCAGCCGTAGACCACCAGCTCCGGCTCCAGCAGCTGCTGCTCCAGCAGTGCCAGGCAGGCCATGCACGGGCCGGTCTTGGCCAACTCGATCCGGGCGCCCTCTTCTTTCGTCGGCGGCGGTGCCTTAGACCACATCAGCTCTCACCGAAGCCGAGGTCAGCTGCAGCGCGTGCCATGGCGGCACGGGCGGATTCACGATCGCGCACCGGCCGCACGCCGTGCTTCTCCTGCTCGATCGCCAACACCGGCTGCGGGACCGGCTTGCCCTCCACGACGTACTCAACAGCGCGCGTGTAGGCCTCCTCCAGCATTCGGCGCTGCTGCGATCCGTGGTCAGCGGTGGCGTACAGATGCAGGTCCAGCAGGGATCGCACCAGAACGGTGAAGCCGCTCTGCGGCCGACCTGGCAGCATCTCCCGCTCCACCGCCGCCATGACCGGAATGTCCAGGCACATCGTCAGAAACCTCGGCGGATTCGGCGGCCACTCCCGGCCCTCGGTCAGGCAGCAGGCCATGCCACGCGCATGCTGTGCCCGGCTGCGGCCCTTCAGCACCTGGAACCACGTACCGGCCGCGATGGTCAGACTGCCGTCCTTCTTGAACGGCGCCGCGCCGTTCTCCCGCTCCCACTTGCCCGGAAACATGGCCGTCATCTGCTTCCAGAACTCCCACAGGTAGGCCGACTGCTGCTCGCTCAGCGGTTCAGCCGACGACGGCAAACTCGGCGTCAACGACGTTGCCTGGTACGAACTCAGCGCCGCCACCGTGGCCACCGCCTCGGCGTTGAGCGTAGAACTGCTGCTCGAGCTGCTCGGTACGGTCGGCAGAACCGTGTTGAGGGCTTGCATGGGTTGCTCCTACGGATTTCTTGGCGACAGGGATTACGGGCAGCGCCAAGCCCGCGGCCATCGTCTGCTTCAGGGATTCGTTGGGGTTGTGGCCGTCGGCGATCAGGTCCAGCAACTCCTGGCGGAGATGCAGCCAGCCCTGGACGGACAGAACCCGCCGGATCGCCGCGCGGTGCCGAACAAACCGGGCCAACGTCTCCCGATCGATGACCGCAGGGATCACGCCGAACCCGGACAGCTCCACATCGACCTGCTCAGCGGTCAGCGCCAGCGGATCAGCCTCGGGCTCACACTCGCTGTGTGAGGGTTGCTCTTGGTTGCTTTGGGTTGCTTTAGGTTCGGGTGCAACAGCTGTTGCACCCTTTTCGACGCGTGGTTGCACCCTTTCCTGCGTCGTTTTGCGCCCTTTCCCGCTCTGTTTTGCACCCTTCGCAAAGGGTGCAGAATTTGCACCCTTTGAATCTTCGGGCTGTTTTCCGGCATCATCATCAGCCGCGAGGTCGCCACCTGCGATCCAGTACTGGCTGATCCGGTACTCTCGCGGGCGGCCGCCAGACTTATAGCCTTTCATGCGCCCACCGCCCTCGCTGACGACCTCCAACCAGCCGATGCGCTCCATCTTCCGGAGCTGATACTGCACCGAACGCTCCGACTGCCTAGACTTCAGGGCCAGCGTGGCGACCGACGGGAAGATACGCGTGCCGTCGTCGTGAGCGTTGTCGGCAAGGGCCAGAGCCAGCAGCAGTTCGCCGCCGCCACCTGGATAGCGTTCGAACACCATTCCTGTCATTCGTGCAGCCACGTCAGATCCCCAGCGTCAGGTTCTGACCCGGAGCCACAGGCCACCAAGTGCAGGAAGGTTTACCGGTGGTGGCGCATGGAGCGGTCGGCCCACGCCAAATGCGTCCCTCTCGGGCCAACTCAGGCAGACGGCGCCCCAGCATGTGGCGGTCAAGGCCAGTGAGCATCGACAGATGCAGGCTGCTCTGGCCTGGATGGCGGATCACCGCCGCCTCGGTCTTGGTGTGCTGGACGCGCAGCGCGCCGCTGGCGAGGAGGTCTGCAGCAGCAGATTGGCTGCTTTGCGGATCGGTGGGGCGGGCTGGAATGTTCATGGGTGCACCTCGCTGAAGATGCGTCCAATGGTCATTGCATACATCTCCAGCGTTGTAGGCCAACTCAAGGGAATTAGTGGGCAGTTAGCCATTTCGCGCCCTCCCCTTTGCTGCAGCGCGCGACACGTTGCGGATCAGCCGGTGTGCCATCGTGATCAGCGAGTTCGCTTCTTCCACCATCAGGCGGGCTTCATCGCTGTCGATCTGGCGATCGGCCATCGCATCCACCGCGGTGCCCGACAGGCGCCCTACCCGCGTGGTGATCTCCAGCAACTTCGTCTGGATGGCGCCAATCTCGTCCGCCCATCCACCCTCCGGCGGCGGCGGAACCGTGGCAACGGCCATGCCGAACTGGCCTGCCAGCGCCTGCATCCAGTCCAGGGCGTATTCGCTGCCGCCGGCCTTCTCCTGCATCCACTCGGTCAGCAGTTCGGCAATTTCCAGCGTGACCGATTCACCCTCCAGCCCCCGCAGCTTCGCGCGCAGCGTTTCCGGGTGCATGGATCTGCCGCGCCGGTCGGCCAGGAAAGCGGCGGCGTCCACCACACCGCCGGGCGTCTTGCGCACGGAGTTGTAGAGAACATCGAGCCAGTTGAGTGCGGATGTACGGCAGGTCATGGGTCACCTTGGCGGAGGCTGCGTTTCAAGGTTTCGGGCTGGGCCCGGGTGGCGCACGATGGGCGCCATGGAGGTCAACTATTCAGGGACGACAGCCGGGAGCCACTTGCTCGAAAAGCGCGGGTCGCAGACTGCGGGCGGCAGCCAGTCCAGCATTGAAGATCAGTGCGATATCCTCGCCAGCGAGATCGTGCTGCACCGCGTATTCGCGGATGCGCGACAGGTGGTGCTCCCGCACCTGCTCGGGGGTCTGATCAGACATTGGGGTTCTCCATGGAGACGGAACGAATCGAAGCCCGCGGCGCGGACGGCCGCAGGGTGTGGGTCATCAAGCACTTCACCCGAATCGACGCCTCGGACTTGGACGGGCCAAGCTGGGTCGAAGGGATGGCAAGGCACACGCTCGGAGACGGCAGTGCCGTCAATGCCGACGCAGACGGATTTGAAGTGGTTGCGACGGGCGAGCGCCTGGTTCGGCTGTAGCCCATCACGCCACCTCAATCGAGGCGATGCGGTCTGCATCGGGGTCTTCGTTCGCCGGCTGCGCCGGCTCCTGCTGCTCGGGGTGCCCAAGCAGCTTCATCACCTGCGGCAGCGCCGGGACCATGTCTTCATCTGCCCAGCCCTCTACCTGCTCCACCGGCAGCTTCAGAAGCTTGGCCAGTTGCTTGTCGGTGCTCAGGCCCAGCTTCTCGCGCAGCGCGCGCTTGCTCATGCGGGTGTCGAACAGGGCAGTCACGTGAGTGAGGGGAGATTCCCCGAACTGGTCGGGCTTCATGTCAGCCAGCTTGAAAGCCGCGTCGGCACGTGGAGATCGGGTGCGCCCAGCCCGGATCTCGCGAACTGCGTTGGGAGTGACACCCATACCGGAAGCCAACTGTTCAACAGTTGCGCCGGCGCTCAACAGCACTTCGATGTGGGATTTCCAGTCCATGGATAAGGAACTTACAGGATTCTGTAGATTCGATCAACAGCATTCTGTTACAGACTTCTGTGAGCATTCCGGTATGGAAACCATTGGCGATCGAGTAAAGAAGGCCCGGGCGGATGCCCGCATGAGCAGGTCCGAGCTGGCCGTGGCGACCGGCATTGGCTACAGCACCATTGCTGAGCTCGAACGGGGCGGAATGCAGACGAGCACAAAGCTCCGCGTCATTGCGTCCGCCCTGGGCGTTTCCCTAACGTGGCTAGAAACCGGCAAGGGCATGCAACAAGGCATAGCAGAGCCCCAGGCCGAGTACGTCGCGGCGTCTGAGATTCCCGCCGGCTATGTTCGCTTCCGCATGATGGATGCGCAGGCTGCCGGGGGTGTGGGCGTGGTAAACCAGGACTATCCGGCAGTGCTGCGAGAGGTCGATATCGCCGAATGGCAGGTGCGTAGCCAGATCGGGTTCATCCCCGAAGAGGGGCGCGTGCAGCTGATTACCGTTCGCGGGGACTCCATGCACCCTGATGTGAAGAACGGGGACGTGGTCATGGTCGACACGGCGCGCGGCTTCTTCGACGGCGACGGGGTGTACTTGATCAACCTCAACGGCTACACCATGGTCAAGCGCCTGCAGATGCTGCCTAACGGTCTGCATATCGTCAGTACGAATCCCAAGTACCAGAACGCCGTTCTGCCACCAGATGAGATCGACACCTTGCACGTAGCCGGCCGGATCGTTGGCGCTGCTCTGATGCGCCGGGGCGAGGATATCTAGCGACAGGCAGCGCAAGACAGTGACCAAAAGGCCCCGCGACGACGGGGCCTTTTTCGTTCTGCAGCCCCGAAAGTGCATACGCACGGATTCATACAGAATCCTGTTGACTGAAATCTACAGAATCCTGTAGTTTTATCTCCAAGCCGCCCAGACAGCCCCATCCCGGGGCCGGGCGCAGGAGATCACGCATGGCCACCCTTTCCCTGGGCTGCCGATCGGCAGAGATGAAAGTCACCGCTGACCATGTCAGCGAACGCGTCATCGCAGACATGGGCGCTGCCCGCCTGCACCTCACCGCCGACGAAGCGGAGCAGCACGCACACCAACTGCAGGCAGCAGCCAAGCAGCTGCGCGCCGCGCTCCAGGGCGCAGCCGCATGAGCGCTGCCCTCGCCCACCACTCCAACGCCCAGCGCGCCGCAGCCGCCGCCGGCATCGTCGCCCGCGCCGGGCGCCGATGGGGCCTCCTCCCCAACCAGGTCATC